GGACAAAAAGGTCGGAAGAAAGTAAGAGAGCGTCGCCGGTGGTTCTCGACCAAATACTACTCGTCGGTGATGAACTTGCGAGATTTTATGGCCGACAGCATGGGTAGGGAGTTTGTCGGCATAGTAGCCGATGCATTCAACGACCAGCGGCTGAAGAAGTCGACCGAATTTTATAAGAATCACTCGTTGTAAGGAGGTTTGAAAATCCGCTCGGAAATTTATAAGATATAGATTAATTGCCTATATTTGTCTCCATATCGAACACAAGCGATAAAACTTTGTAAGGTATGGAAGTGAAAAAATTATGGTTCGAGAATGATAAGATTTATATCCTCACGACCGAAGGGAAAACCCTGTGGCAGTCGTTGCTGTGGTATCCTCGGCTCCTTCATGCGAGCGACTCGCAGCGGGAAAAATACAGTATCGACGCGATGGGAATACGCTGGGAAGAGTTGGACGAGGACATTTCTATCGAGAGCTTCGAGTACGACGACCCCGAACCGCGAGACGTTGCCCGCCTGTAAAGTCATATAGGTTGCCCCGTGTGCCGAATATGTGATAAAATCTGAAAAATTCACTTTTTTGTTAAGTTTGCTTGGAAAACACGATAACTTGCTATATCTTTGCAATCCCCAATCGTTGTATAGTTTTATATGGGAAAACTTGAACTGGTAATAGAGTCTGAGAATATCAGCATTTATTCTCCAAAATTTGATGGGGAGACTGCGACCGAGTTCGAGAAATTCATGTTTATCAATAGAGATTTGTCTTATCCCCAGTTGAAGAGAGATTTCGATGCTATTATTAGCGTCATTAAGAAAATGACTGATGATTGTGGCGCGAGAGAAAACCTTTTTAGACTGGAAGGAGGAAATATTAAAGCCATACCGCTCTGTGTCTCCCTTCGCCGCAAAGATCGGTCTGTTGGAACGTTGCGATTATATTGTATCCGGATATCGGATAAGATACTTGTCATAGGGAATGGCGGCATAAAGAGAACTAAGACTTTTCAAGAAGATCCGGCTCTACTCGGTATAGTAAATCGACTCAGGCAGATTGAACATCAGATTTTTGTTGAATCCAAAAAAGCTCATGTCGATTACTATGACTTCGATAAAATGAAACCGATAATTGAAACTATCACCATTTAAATATAAATTATGAAGAAGATTCCACTATTTGAACAATGTGTTGCAAATGTTGCTCCTGAGGTGATGGAGGAGGTAAATCTCAACATTGACATTGCAAACAGAATTTATGACCTTCTCAAAGCTAAGAATTTGACTCAACACGAGTTCGCTTCCCGTATGGGTAAGCGCGATTCGGAAATCTCAAGATGGCTGACAGGAACTCATGGTTTTACAACGGCGACTCTTGCTAAGATTTCAGCGGTTCTCGGGGAGCCTATCGTTGAAGTTCGCCGAGATCCGGAGACTAAGTATGTCTTTATGTCGATGCCTTCTTATAACAGCTCATTAGGGATTTCTGGCAATAGTTATACTAGTCATGAGACTAATTCATGTGTTATTTCATACGAAAACTAATTTATTATGGCAGGGCGTGATGTAAATGTTCAAATGGGGCTTACTTCTGTCGATGAAGTAAGTTTTATGATGTTGCCGGGTAAGGTTACTGAAGATGTGCGGCCCGGAAATATAAAACTTGGTTTCTTCAATCAGATTCAACCCGAAGTGGAGAGTGATAAGATTGCCCTAATATTCGGTGTTAAGTATGAATTGGAGGACGATAAAATCCTTGAATGTGTATATCGCTTTGAATTTAGAGTGAACGGTTTGGATCGATTCATTACTACGCATGATAAAGATGGCATCACGGTTACTTACATCATGCCACTTCTTATTAATGTGGCGATCGGTACTATGCGAGGAATCTTAGTTGTCAAAACGGCTGGGACGAATCTTTCGAAGTACCCGCTTCCTATAATAGATTCGGTTCGATTGACTCAAAGTCTGTCCAATCCTTAAGATTAGTTGTTAGTTAATACAAAATTTATTTCTAAAAAGCATCGGATTTTGTCCGATGCTTTTTTGTATTATCCCTTGCTCGTTTCAAAAAAATTCCTCATATTTGCAATGTCTAGCATTTGATACAGGCGATGAGTGTTCGCCAACTTTGCCGTTGGCATTTTTTTATGCCCATCGGCTAATATATAGTTCCGTCCCGTGTGGAGCGTTAATGCGCCCACAGCCTGTATCAGGTGCTAGACAACGGGGAGCGGAACTTTTTTATTCCCTTCCCGTGTTTTATTAACATATTGTTTCATTTAATTGTCTAGCAAAATGAAAAGAACAGTCGTGTTGCCTGTATCGCAGGCAAAAGAAGGCCGTAAAACGTCGGCCTTAGAGAAATCCCTCATTCGATTTTTCGAGCGGGAGCTCGAGGTTAAGCTCACTCGCCGTGAAATGTGGCGAAGCGTCCGTTTCGTCGCTTCGCTATTCGTCTTGCTGCTCGCCCTGTCGACCGGCGAGCCTCTGCCGGTCTTGCCGGCGCTCGCACTGGCAGCTTACGCCTATCGGGGCGTAGCCGACATAACCTCCCGTTTTACGGAGAAAGGAGGTGCGCGATGAAAAGCCATACGATCGAGTTCACCCGCGACGACCTGGTCGTTCGGATTACCCGCTACCCGGCCGGAGAACCGGGGAAATCGCCGTCGGTAGAGATAGAGGTCGAATCCTCCGGATTGCCCCGGTCGTTCGTATGGTTCGACAGGGAGCCGCAGTTGTTCGCCTTCAAGGAGATGCTCGAAGAATATATCGAGACGTTCCGGTCGACGAAGGACGAGACCGCGCGATAATTTTTTGCTCCCGGCTTGCGAATGCCGGGAGTTTTTCGTATCTTCGAAGAAAAGGAGGAAATATGTTTATAATCGAGGCCTTAGGATTTGTACTCTTGTTCGTGATAATTATAGCTCTTGGAGCATTCACGGCGGCTAGCGTTGTATTGTCGTACATATATTGGATCGTGGTAGCTGCTTTTTCGGTCACGGCGATAGCCGCTCTTTGCAGTCGCCTCGTTCGCTTTTTCAAAAGGAAAGCTCGTCGTTCGTAATACGTTATTGTAGAAATAGAATTTTCGTCGGAGCCTCGGGAAATCTTCCCGAGGCTCTTTTTGTGTCTTTTTCCCTCTCGCCGGGAGTGGCCATATTCGTGAAAAATTAATCGGATATGAGTAATTACGAAACATCGGCCTCCATCACCTTGGAGGTGAACGGCAAGAACGCGGAGGATCGCTTGAAGGCTCTTCGGCAGAGAGCCGAGGATCTGGAAAACGCTTTGGCCCGTGCCCGGAATACCGGAGACAAAATCGAGATGAACAAGCTCCAAAAGGAGCTGAAAAAGACGAATAAGGAGATTAGGGAGATGTCGTCGTCGGCTCAGCAAGCCGAGAGCGTCATGCGCCGTCTCGACAGGGCTACCCCGAGAGAGCTCTCTAAAACGCTATCTACCCTCCGGAAGCAGCTCGACAATATCGAGCGGGGATCGGCCGCATGGAATGCCCAGATAGAAAAAATCAAAGCGGTGCAAAGGGAATTGAACTCCGTAAAGGGTTCGATGAAAGAACATGAGTCGTTGTGGTCCCGGTTCACCAAAAAAATGTACGACTGGGGAAGCGCCCTTACGATGTCCATGGCCGCGATATCCGGCTTGACCATTACCGGCAGGCGGGCTGTACAGAGTTATGCGGACATGGAAGGCGAAATGGCGAATGTGCGCAAATTCACCGGCATGACGACGGAAGAGGTCGAGCGACTGAACGAATCGTTCAAGACGATGGATACACGCTCGTCTCGCGAGCAGCTCAACAAACTTGCCCAAGAGGCCGGGAAACTGGGAATCGCCTCGCAGCAGGCGGTTATCGAATATGTCGAGGCGGCCGATGTGATCAACGTCGCCCTCGACGAATTGGGAGAGGGGGCGACCCGGGATATCGGAAAACTTTCGTCGATTTACGGCGATGCCGAGAGAATGGGCTTGGGAAAAGCCATGCTGGCCGTGGGTGCTGCCATCAACGAAGTCTCCCAAAACTCCACCGCTTCGGCTTCTTATTTGGTAGATTTCGAGAACCGTATGGCCGGTGTGGGTAAACAGGCCGATATGAGTATCCCTAAAATCATGGGTTACGCTTCGGTGCTCGACCAGAACGCCCAGCAAGTAGAGATGTCGGCCACCGCTTTGCAGGGCATTATCATGAAAATGTATCAGGATCCGGGGAAACTGGCCCGCATAGCAGGCATCGACGTGAAAGAGTTCGCCCGGCTGGTGAGGGAGGATGCGAACGAGGCTTTGCTGCAACTGCTCGACACCCTCGGTAAGGCCGGAGGCATGCAGGTGCTGGCTCCGATGTTCGACGAGATGAAGCTCGACGGATCACGGGCGGCCAGCGTGTTGTCGGTGCTGGCCGGGAATATCGAATCGGTTCGGAGAGAGCAAAAGCTGGCTCAGGAAGCATTTGATGAAGGCACATCGGCCATTACAGAGTTTAATGTCCAAAATAATACGGTGCAGGCGCAGCTCGACAAGGCCAAAAAGTCGTTCAACGAGTTATCGGTCGAGCTCGGGAAAGATCTGCTTCCTGTCATGCGCCATGCGATTACCGGTGCGTCGGCCTTGCTCCTGGTATTTAAGGAGGTTATCTCCGTTATGAAAGAGAATAGAGCTTTGATCGTCTCTGTGGCGGCCGGTATAGCCGGATATACGGTCGCCGTGAAGGCGAGTACCGTCGCTCAAAATCTTTGGAATGCGACGCAGAAGGCCGGAAATTCGATTGCGGCGACAGGGAGAGGTATCGTTCTATTGCTCAGATACGCCTATTTTAGATTAGAAGGTCAGGTCCGCAAAGCCGATGTCGTGATGAAGGCCTTCAATCGCACGACCAAAATGTCGCCTGTCGGGATATTGGTAGGAGCCTTGTCGGCCGGAGTCGCAGCCTTGCTTTCCTATCGGGAAAAGATGAAATCTGCTCGTGAGGCGGCGGCCGAGGCAGCCAAAGCCGAGCGGGAATACGAGAAAAGCATCACCGATGTCTCGGAAGCTGCCGCCTCGACATCGAAGGAGGAACTCGCACGTTTGCGTGCATTGTATCGGGCAGCCGTCGACGAAGCCCGATCGAAGGAAGAACGAATCGAGGCAGCCCGCCGGTTGCAATCGCTCTATCCCGATTATTTTTCCAAAATGTCGACCGAACAAATCATGTTGGGAGACGCCAAAGCCAAATACGATGAATTGACCGATTCGATTCTGAAAAATGCGAAGGCGAAGGCCGCGGCCGATTTGATAAAGAGGAATGCCGAGCAAATCGTCGAGATAGAACTATCCATGCCGGAGTTGGAGAAAAACGCTGTCGATACGGACATAGCCTATGACCGGGCGAAGAAGCGGAGGCAGGAATATATCGATAGATACAACATAAGCCCGTCGGCCATGGGCGGCGGTTATGCGCAAGATCAGTCGGCGCTTTTGTCGAATGTCATGGTAAGGAAATCGGCTCCCGGAACCGACGATGAACGGAAGGCGGCGGAAGCAGCGTGGAAAGCGTATGCCGAAGCGAACGACAAGCTGACTAAGCTGCAAGCGGCCAATAAGAAACTGGCCGAGGAGTACGGTATATCTTTGACCGGTGTATTCGCCGGGCAGGGAGACGGTGGAAATATGAGCTCTGTCTCTGTTTCCGGTAGTGCGGGGAAAAGCGGGGAAAGAAATAAGTTTCAAGCAGAAGACGACTGGCTGTCGATCGAGAAGTCGAAGGCTCTCGCCGGCTATGCTACCGGATTGATGGATTACAACGAATATATCGAGAAAAAAGCAGAGCTCGATAAACAGTATCTTCTCAAAAAGTTGCAGAACGCAGAGGCCACGGAAAAGGAGATAGCCGATATCGTCGGCGAGCTCGACAAACTCACTGAAAAGGAGGTGACACAGCGGAATAAAGAGCAATTCGATGCCGCAAGAGAGGAGATAGAAGCCGAACGCCGGGAACGCGATGCTGCCGATACCGACAGTTATATGCGAGGCCGAATTTCGGAAAAGACTTACCAGCGAATGAAATTCGAGTCGGAGATAGCATATCTCAACCGGCTCAAAGAGTTGTATGCCGAGGGTAGCCAGGAGCGCGCCGAGATTGAAAAACAGATTACCGACAAACTGCAAGCCGACAAGCTGGCCAAGTTCAAGGAGACGCAAGACAGGCAGAAGACTCTTTATGAGGAGTATTTCAAAGGGATATCCCTTATGTCGGCCGAAGAGAGGGAGCAGCAGTATCGGCTGCAAATCGATTCTCTGAATGCCCTGACGAAGAAGATGCTCGACGCGGCCGGAAACGACGAGGCTAAAAGGCAGAAAATCATCGAAGCCTCTGCCATCGCCGAAAAGGCATTGAAAAAGCAGTATTTCGAAGAGACTACGGAGGAGAGTTTCAATGCCATGGAGAAAGCCAACGCCGAGCTGGCCGAGTGGTTGCAAAGCGACGGCGGGAAAGCCGTGACCGACTCTTTCGGTATGATCATGTCGGGAATGTCGGCTATCTTCTCGCAAATATCCTCGATAGTCCAGTCGAATATGGAGATGGAGACCGCCGCCATCGAGAAACGCTACGACAAAGAGATTTCGCTGGCCGAAGGAAATACCTACAAAGTCAAGAAGCTCGAGCAGGATAAAGAGAATGAGATAGCCCGGGCAAAGAACGAAGCGAACCGCAAGATGTTCGCCATGCAGGTGATCCAAGCCGTGGCGCAGACTGCTCAGAACGCTTTGGCCGCTTATGGCTCGGCTGCGGCGATACCCATCGTCGGATATATCATGGCTCCTATTGCGGCGGCTATGGCCGTAGCTGCCGGCGCCGTGCAGATCGCGGCTATAAAGAAACAGCAGCAGGCCTCCGAAGCGCAGGGGTATGCCGCCGGCGGATTCACCCGCCCCGGCCCGGTGGACGAGCCGGCCGGTATCGTCCATGCCGGCGAGTGGGTCGCCAGTCAGAAACTGGTGACTTCGCCGGTAACGCGTCCTATCATCGATGCCCTCGAATATGCGCAGAGAACCAATACGATCGGCTCTATCCGTCGAGTGTCTGCTCTCCCCGCGCCGATTAGCTTACCAGCCCCTTCGCCTGATGGAGGAGGAAACTCCCCGGACACAGGCGTATTGCTCGCCACATATTTTGCGGTTCTCAAAAAATTGGGTGACCGCCTGGACGAGCCCTTCGTCACGGTCAACACGGTTACCGGCGACCGGGGCATCAAGAAGGCTCAGGACGAATACGATCGTTTGATCAGAAACAAAACCCCTAAATCACGCAGGAAATGAAAATATTCGTAGAGGGTAAAGAGGCTTTCTTGAAGAAAGGAACCTCCTTCGAGTTTATCGCTGAAAACAGGCTTTTCTCTGGTTCCGACGAGTACACCTTGTCTATCACCTTCCCCATAGTCGATTGTCCTCGGAATCGGGCGATATTCGGGCTTTTATATCGGAAAGATGTCGATATCGAAAAAGTGAACTTCGCCTGTGAACTACGGGATACCAATTTCTATAAAATGGGGGTTCTCGCTATTGTCGAGGTGTCGCAATCCGAAATCAAAGGGCAATTCCTCGATGGAATGAGCGCCCAAAACTTCATCGGTGATTTCGACGAAATATACATCAACGAACTCGACTTGGGCGATTATGAGTATGTGAATATGAGTAATACACCTCCAGAATGGCTTTGGAGGAGCATCGACCGCATGAAAAACTATATATCTTTGCCCTGGGTCAACAACTATTCGGGGAATATACAAAATGAGGTCGTATATGAAAATGGCACTTATAAATGGCATCCGGACACCAAGGGGGTATCGTTTCAGCCAT